GCAGGAATTTCATGAATATGCAACGAAATTTGGTGAAGATAGATTGTTTGGAGGAGATTATGGGAAATATGACCAGAAACTACCTTCTCAACTGATTTTCGCATCATTAAGAATATTAATTGATTTTGCGAGAATATGTGATTATGCTGAAGAAGACATTAAGATTATGGAAGCAATGACGGGCGATATTGTATTCGCCTATATCGCTTTCAACGGTGATCTCATTGGTCTTACTGAAGGGACTCATATTAGTGGCAATTCACTCACAGTGATTATCAATGGAATTTGTGGTTCTTTGAACCTTCGTTGTTTCTTTTACTCGCAGTATCCCACTGCGGATTTTGAAACCCGATTCAAGTTCCGAGATAATGTCGCTATAATGACATATGGAGATGATAACATTGGATCTGTAAGGACTGGTATCGACAAGTTCACCATTAAGGAATGTTCACGTTTTCTTGATGGTTATGGACAAGTTTATACCATGCCCGATAAAGAGTCAGAACTACTAGATTTTCTTCCTCCGCAGGAATTTGAATTTTTGAAAAGAAGTAGTGTTTGGCATCCAAAGTTGGGGAGACATGTTGGAGCGCTTCTTGATAAGTCGATATACAAATCTTTACATTGCTTCATGCGTGGAAAGAATTGTATTGACACTGAAGAAGGAGCGTGTGCACTGAATATAGACAGTGCACTTAGAGAATGGTTCAATCATGGAGAAGACAAATACGAGAAACAACGAATTCTAATGAAGGAAGTTGCTAATCGTGCTGGGATTTCTCACATGTGTACAGGACTAAACTCAAGCTATAATGATCGCGTTACAGAATGGAACGCAAAATATGTCACTTCGGGGACGTAAAATCCGGCCCAGTTTTAAATCTGATGGTAAGCAAAATTAGTTTGTGTGTATGGATACCGTATATTGATAATTTTATATGTTTGTATATTAGTGTATAGGCTTTACATGATCAATGGTCCCTTCCGGGGAGTCGAGAGACGGGTTCACCATGCCCAATTTAAACATTTTGTGCTAGTGTCATGGTCGTGATACTAGTATGTACATAAATAACAGACCGGAAACTGTAGATTTGTAATAGATATAGTTCGAGGCTCCAATAATGAAGTTGTCACAGGAGCCGGGGTGGATGCCCATGACAGCATTTGTCCAGTTCGTAGAGACTCGTGTTCTGTGAACACTGCAGACTCAATAGTTAGAACTAGACATTTTAGAAGTCGGAATGAACCACTAACCGACGACCTGATAGGGCAAGTATTCGACGCTCAATCGGGTTTAGAAGTGGGAAATGCGGACAGTGAACTGTCCAGTCAAAATGTCTCATTTAAGGATGAGACACCAAGTCACAAA